GCGTCGTCAATGTCGGGAGCAGAAGCTCCACGGTAGTAGCAGACTTCAACCAGAATGGCGGAAGGGCTCTTACGATCAGCACCAGCAGAAGGATACTGCTCAGCGGTGAATGCTGCAGAAGTTACAACTTGAACTGCAGTGTCAGCAGAAGTGCTAACAGCAGTACCATTTAGAACACCCAGCATTGGGGAAATAGCACCAGCAGCAGGGAAGAAGAGATCAGTACCAGCGGTCAGGGTCACTTCACTGCCGGTGTTACCAGGAGCGTTGCCGCCAAGAGCAGCAATCTTGATGGTGTTACCGGAAGCAGCTGCTTTCACGCCAGGGGCGGAAACAGCGGTGCGATAGACAACGGAATTCTTGGGAATCACGAAGCTCTTATCGATACGGGGCTTGTCATCCTGACGCAGGTCAGGGGACAGAACCTTCAGGTTGTAGGTGCCAGCCGACAGAGAACCGCTGGACAGAGTGCCAGCGTTGTCGGGATCCAGAACCAGCGCACCAACGATGCGGTAGAACTCGACACCAGGGAGAGCTTCAACACCTTGTTCGCGATATGCGTTCAGGTGAGAAACATAATTACCGGGGAAAATTACGGACATTGTTAGTTACCTCCTATCAGTAAACGAAAGAGTAACCAACCGTAATGAAATCTCTGTTCAGAGTTTCAAAACCGGCGAACAGGCTCCAGATCATGATGATGAAACGGCTGAAGTCGTCGTTGTTGTTCAGCAGGATCTGAGCGTTGTTACCACCAATACCCACGCCAACAGCTTGAGGGCCGAAGAAGATCAGCTGAGCTGCCGTGTAGTCAGCGGCAGAGCTGGACTCGTCAGTCACCACGAGGTTGTAAGTGGTCTCGGGCAGGTTGGTGGACTCGAACCAACGGACGCCCTCAAAGAGGAAGCCAGTTGGCATAACGGGTTGGCCAGCAACGAAGCCAGCTTGGCCGTAAGCAGGACCCATGCCTTGGTAGAAGTTGGCGTTGGGAGCCTGGTTGGGCTGCATGGGGTTAATCATGCCATTGCCCGGATAGCGAGCGATCTCGCGGAAGTCAGCGTTCTGGCGCAGATGCATCATCGCGGTTGGATCCACGATGCAGCGATAGTAACCATCAGCGAAAGTGGGGACGTTGCGCTTACGCATGTCCTTCACAACTTCCAGAAGGTCGGTCTTCACATCGAACTTGGCGGATTCGCCAGCGGCGTAGGTAACGCCGAGGGTGCCACCAGAGCCGCCTTTGGCTTTGCTGCCAGGCAGGTAGTAACCACCTTGGTCCTTGCTTGCCTGACCAGCGGCTTCGGCTTTCAGGAGTTCGTTAGCGAACACCCGATCGCGCCAGCGGCGATAGTCGTCGAGCAGGGTCAGAGAACCGATGCTCTGATGGAACACGTTTAGGTTGCCGGTATCCAGCAGCAGACGCTGAGCGGTGATCAGAGTTTCACGAGCCACCTTGAAGGTGGAGGGCTGAGAGGAATCGCGGGAATCAGCAGGTCCGGTGTACTCACGAAGAGTCACCAGCACTTTATCCTTCACGATGTTGCGGGCGGAGGCGGATCCAAGGGTTTGATCAGCAGTCCGCTCACGGGACTCCTTAGTGCCGGGCTTGCCCCAGAAGCGATAGCGATCTAACTGAACAGTTTGACCGGGTTGCTTGGAGAAGTCGTGCACCACAACAGGCTCAACTGCCATCTCAATGATGTAAGCCGGGTGGGGACGATAAAGCTCTGCACCAAGAAGCTTCGGGAAATCATTATCAATCCACATAGGATCGTAACTCCGTAAGCTAAAAAGTTTATAAGTGCTCGGTGGTCAAGTTTGCTTTATTGCATGCTAAGCTCTCTTGAACTTTCACCCTTCAGGTCTCTTCCTGTGTAACGTTTCCTTTCCTTGGTTCTGCAGTTCCTTTCCACCGTGGTGCTTTCCAAACGTCAAACTACAGTTAAAATGTCCCCAAAGTTTCATCTTAATAAATTAAGACTAAGTTTTGAAAGCTTGTTTCTATTTCGTATATTGAAACCGTAGTTTCTCTATTCGCTCTAGATACCTGCCTCGACATGTGTCTCAAC